CCGGAACGGCTGAAATTGGTTATATTTGAAATGGCGAAAAGGGTGAGGGGATAACGTAAAATAATAAACGCAGTAGCGATATGGAAAAACAAATTGAAAATATATTGATAAAAGTTGATGAAGGCACGATGCCCGTTCAACAAGCACTAAGCGAGCTATTGCGTTTATTTAGTGTTAGCGGTGAGGTTTGCGATAATTGTGGAGAAGGTAAACCTATCGTATGTGCTAAATGCTATGAAACAGAAAGTAATTTCCGTGAAAGTTATTAGCAAACTTACCGCTAACGAATAAAAATAAACGTAGTACATAAATTGAAACGCAAATGAATAAATACTTGACATACTTTGATAAAATGCACCTCTCTGACGATAGTACACAATATGTATTACGTTTATTTGGTGTTACCTGCTGGGCTTCTATCCACTCAAAAAAATGCAGTTGGTTTAGAATATTTGGCAGAGGATTAATGTGGAAACATATTGATAATGGATTGAGGTTTTCAGAACGAAACGGATATAAAAAATATTTGCGAATAGGTAAATGGATTGTAGAATACTTGCCTTGCAGGTAACGATTTGCAGCTAAACGAGGTGGCTGATTATACCTCGAAACTTAAATACGAAGAACAATGGATAATTTAAACAAAAAACTTTCAGACGAAGCACAAAGCCAGCCATCTTGTTTAGGTGCTGTTAGCGGTAGTGTTTCTTTAATAATGTTTAAAATTATTGGAGGATTAAAACAAGTCGAATTTGAACTTAAAGCAATATCAGACCATCACGCTATTTCAGTAGCAAATGACTTTCATTATAGACAAGGGTTGATTGGTAGATATTATTGTGAAACATCAAACGGTAAAACTTTTAGCGTGTCTTAACATTACCACTAACGCTTTGCAGATAAGCGAAGGCACAAATAGCGTTGGCTTTAGCGAGGGATTTGGGCTTTTGCTTATGTGCTGTTATAACCAGTGCTTTTTTACAAACTAAATAAATTAAGATGAAAAAAATAATTATCAAAACAGACAAACATTGCGGTTTTTTAAGAACAGAAGCCGTTTCAAAAGCTATCGAGTACGAAGAAACTTTAATGAAAGACCGAAAAGAAGGTATTTATAACTGTGCTTTGTGGATTAAGAAAGGAACACAAACTGAATATAGATTTGTTGTTTACCATACTAAAACCGCAATTGTTGTTGATGTACGTGTCGCATAGCATTGGTTATAACTCATGGCTACACGCTACTTTATATCGCCAATACAACAAACAAAAATCAAAGGATGAACTACCAAAAACTACATAACTACCTTGCGGATGAACTTGGAATCCTGCCAATTCAAACTGAAATGCAGGAAATTGTCGAAATTGTTAAGGCCATGCTTGCAGAGGAAGAACAAGACCCAATCTCACCCGAAGAATTGGAGCAATGGAAGAAATGGGCCGAAAGCGTTAAATTTGACGAAACAACCAGCCCTCCAACGGTTAATGTTCCATTTATTAAGCGAACCCCGCCTCCCACCGAAATACCCGAACACTACCCGAAAGGATGCTGATAAATTTAATTTAATGAAAAATTTGTAACTTTGTGGGATGAAAACACTAATCACAATCATACTAATCAGCTTGTTTTGTTCCTGTGTAAAGGAATACGAATGCACACAAACGCTCAAAACAACCCAAGTAAGTAAACTAACCGGGGAGGAAGCGAAGGTAAACTATCAATGGTTTTCAAGTTTCAAAGGAACGCGAAAGGAAATGAAAGAATATGAAAAGGCGGGAAGTTACTCAATAAATGATATTAACGCCAACGGAATAACGATTGGGACTTGTGAAATGAAATGTAGGTAAATGGCAAAAGAGCAGCCAAAATTAACGGAGAAGATATTTGATGAGATTTGCGAAAGGATTGCAACTTCATCGGATGGACTGACTTTAATTTGCAAAGAATTTGATGTTTCAAGGCGGTATTTTAGGGAATGGAAAGAAAAAACACCCGAAAATGCCGCCAAGTACGCGCGCGCGAAGGAGCAGCAAATGGATTTTATGGCCGAACAAATTATCGAAATAGCCGATGATTCAAGCGGTGACGCGAAAATAACAGAGGGCGGAAATGTGGTTCAAAATTCAGAATTTATTAATCGCTCCCGACTTAGGGTAGATGCCCGCAAATGGCTGATGTCGAAACTTTCGCCTAAGAAATACGGTGAAAGATTAGACCTTACCACAAATGGCGAATCTATCAACAAAGCCCCAACAACCATCAAAACACCTGATGGAAAGGAAATTAACCTTGAATGATTGTTGATTTTCAAAAAAACCCAAAACAATGGGAGTTTTACTGCAAGGCATTGGAGGCAATACACGGTCAAAATGCTTACAGGTACTTTTTTTATGGAGGCGCAATTCGTGGCGGTAAGACCTTTGTTTGTGCTGCCTTACAATTAACATTAGCAAAGAATTTCCCTAACACCCGGTGGCACGTTATCCGATCCGATTTCCCGGCACTTCAAAAAACCACCATCCCGACGTTTGCGAAAATTGTGGATGGGATGACTAATTGGAAATGGAGCAGGGATAAATCAAACTACTACCTATACCACAAAACAAGCGATTCAAAGATATTTTTCATGGGCGAAAACATAAGCCATGACCCTGAATTAAATAGCTTTTTAGGACTTGAAACCAATGGAATATTTTACGAACAAATCGAAGAACTAAGCGAAAAACTTTGGAACATAGGCAATAGTCGATTAGGTTCGTGGTACGTAGATAAAATGCCGAACCCGATTTCATTAGCCACGTTCAACCCGACCCAAAAATGGATTAAAAACAAAGTTCACGTTCCGTTTTTAGAAAATAATTTACCGCCAAAATACTACTATCAATTAGCCTATCCTGATGATAATGCCTTTGTTACCAATGAGCAAAAAGAAGGATGGGAGCAATTAGATGAAAGGTACAAAAGGCAGTTCATTTTAGGTGATTGGACTAATTTTGACCACGATGGAAGCCGATGGGCCTATGCTTTTGATGAAAATAAGCATTGTGTAAATGAGATGGAGTTTAACCCAAACAGGGAAATTTGCATATCGTTCGACTTCAATAAAAACCCAATGTCCTGCATTATTTTTCAATCAAATGGGATTAATTCGCTTCATATTTACGATGCCATAAAGCTACCAAATAGCGATATTTATCAGATGTGCGAGTATATCAATGCTCACTACCCGAACAAAGTGTTTTTGGTTACAGGTGACGCTTCAGGTAATAGTGGGTCTGCAATGGTGAAGGATAACCAAACATATTACAAAATAATTCAAAAGGAATTAAGATTAGGCCGAAATCAATTATTAGTACCAACAATTAACCCACCATTGGAAAAGAACCGGGTATTGTTTAACTCAATCCTTTCGCGCGGTGATTTCAAGATGCTGCGAAATAAAACACTTGGATTAAAATTTGACCTTGAAAACGCTACCTTGCGGGCCGATGGAAGTCTAAAAAAGCAGGACAGGAACGACCCAGCACAACAATTAGACTTATTGGATTGCGCCCGATATGCGGCAAATACTTTTTTATCTAATTTTACAATAATTAATTAACTTTGACCCATGAAATACACGGTTGTTATTCCAACATTAGGGCTATCACATCGAACACCGAAATTATTAATGGATTTAATCGGCTGTGAATTAGTTGACAAAATTATTTTGATTCACAACGCTAAAAGCCAACTTTCATTATTAACACACTCAAAGATTATTCACATTGACACGGATGACAACCTTTTCGTTAATCCTTCATGGAATAAAGGAGTTGAATTAGCCAAAACCGAACTTGTCGCTCTTTGCAACGATGATATAAATTTCGACCCTAACATTGCCTTTTCGGTCAACGTAGGTTATTGCATTGTAGGTCAATCATGGGATAACTACCAGCTAAAAAAGCAGGAACAAAGATTCGCCCGAACTTCTGTTATTGACACCCGCCCGCATGGGTGGGGCTGTTTGCTACTATTCAGGAAAGAACTTTACAAGCCGATTCCCGAAGATTTATTGATTGCCTGCGGTGATGATTGGTTATTTCAGGAAATGCAGCCCGCTCAAATGAATGATTTGATGGTTGAAACCGAAATGTCAACATCATGCAGCACGGGCGATTTTTACATTCAATGCGAAAAAGACATTCAATTATTTAAAACCAAATACAAACGAAATGGCACACTTTGAGCAACGACAATTTTGCGAACAAGTAAAAGAAATCTATCCTGAATACTTTAAGGAGGTTAGGGTCTTAGACATTGGCAGCCTTGATATTAATGGCAGCAACCGCGACCTATTCGACACGGGCGCGAAATATGTCGGCATTGATGTAGCAGATGGTAAGAATGTTGATATTGTTTGCCCGGCACACCGATTTGAGATTAAAAACGAGCAATTCGATACGATAATTTCAACGGAATGCTTTGAACATGATATGTTTTATGAAGAATCGTTGCAAAATATTTGCCACAAGCTATTAAGAAGTGGCGGTTTATTCCTGTTTACTTGCGCCACAACAGGCAGGCCCGAACACGGAACTCGCAGAACATCACCACAGGACGCGCCATTATTGGAGGGAGAATGGTCTGATTATTACAAGAACTTAACCGAAAAAGACATTCGCGAAGCGGTCGATATTGATGAGGTTTTTTCGCAATATTTTTTCTTTCAGCGTAAAGACTTCCCGCAAGATTTGTACTTTTGGGGAATAAAGAGGTAACCAATGTCATTAATTAACTGCGGGAGCGCATACACTCAAAAAATAGCGGGCTGCATTGGTTCAATCGTGTTGAACTTGGGCCTAACTGCTGAAACCGATTACACAATTAGTTTCACTTTTTCCAATGGGTCAGTTTTGGAGCGAACTTATACCACCGATGCCGATGGAAAAATAACGCTTACCAAGGATGCCGACCAAGAAGGATTTTGGAACGAGGGTATAGGGCAAGTTTTGTTCAATGTATATTTGCCCGATGCTTGCGACCCTGTGGTGGTAACGATTTGCAACGTGGAATACACCGACTTTGTTTTTGATTTTGATTACATCGACACCGAAGCAACAAGCGTAAACTACCCTTGCGAATGTGCATAGACCTATACATACTACTGATAAATTGCCTGTGGTGCATAGGTATCCACGTTTTGTTGACCTACGATTTCAGTATTTTCAACAGGTTTGGAAACTACTTTGAATTGCATTTGCCGGAATGGATGCACAAACCTTTATTTACTTGCCCGCCCTGCATGGCTTCAATTCATGGGCTTTTGTTTGCGCTGCCTGCATACCATTTGTCTTTGGCTATACTTATTCATTTGGTTTGCCTTTGTGCCTTAAACACGCTCGTTATTTACGCGCTTGGTGCGCTTTACAAGTACGTTTATGGGGATTGAGGTAGCGCATGATTTCCTGATTAATTCAGGGTGGATGTACGTTGGTGAATCCTGCGGGTGTAATGGAATGCCCAAAAAGCGCAAGTATCAAAAGGACGGAGAGCAATTACAAATCGAGATAAAAAGATTAATTTTTCAAAAAACAATAAACCATGTTTGGACTGATAAAAAACCTATTCACGAAATCTTCGCAGAAACCACAACCGCCCACGCATGATTTTGCGTTAAGTTTCGCGTTTAATTGCGAGGGCGTTGATTACTTTGAGTTTGTTGATAAGAACAATCTGCCATTTGAGCGAGGTTTAGAGGCATTGACATTCTTTCAGGAAATGCAAAACGGTGTCACTAATGAATACCTTTTGCAGCACGTTGAAGCGGTTAAGAAAATCTATTCCGACCCGCGAAAAGTAAACATTAACGAGGCGGTTAAACTCAATGCCCGGTTAGAGGAAAGGTTGAAATTTATTATTAGCAAGGATATTATTTACCGGGTGGCTTCGGTGTGCTTTGTTGACAAATCGGAAAACCTTTTAAAGTACGATTTTGAGTACAACAAAAAGAAGATTGAGGCATGGAAAAGGTCGGGCAACGCTTTTTTTTTATCCGCGCCAATAAGGAAATTGATACCGTTTTTAGAGAAATCGGGCGAGTTTTCCCTGACATATTTGGAAATAGTTCAAAAAATAGAATCAATAGAACTGAATTTAGCGGAATTGCAGACGTTAGAGAAGGAGTTGAGCAAAGAGAGCGATTAAAACTTTCTGTGATGCGATTTTTGCCTGCTAATTACGACCTAAAATTATTAACTTTGTATGATTTCTTTTTCTTCGCTAATGAAGCGCGGAAGTTACCACCACCAAAACCGAACCACATGAACGCGCGTTAGTGGAAAATGTAATAATAAAATTCGTTGCCGACACCGAGGGATTGCAGCCTGCAATAAAGCAGTTGCAGTTGATGGGTAAGATAACGGATGAAGATGCCGCAAAATTTGAGAAAATCAACGTAGAGCAGCGCGAATTTATTCAGGGATTAAACAAGTCAACGACCGAAATGGGCAAACTCAATGCAGAGGTTGACCAATTGGCGGCAACGGTGGCGGGTGGCGCAATAGCAAAAGCAACAGACGACCTGAAAAAAGGAACAGACGAGGCAACAAAGGCAACAAAACAATATTCTTCATTAAAGGCAGAACTTCGGGCATTAAAAGCAGAAATCGCTAATGGTGACATGGGTGCAAAGGAATTGCGGGCGGCCACATTGCGAGCTGCTGAATTAGAAGATACAATTGGCGACATTAATGAAAGGGTTAAGGGTTTAGCATCCGACACAAAAAGACTTGATGCGGTTGTAACTGCTTTTCGTGGTATAGCAGCAGGAATAAGTGTTGCAACAGGCGCGGCTGCATTGTTTGGAAGCGAAAACAAAGAACTTGAAAAGACCTTAATGAAAGTTCAGGGCGCAATGGCTTTGCTTCAGGGTGTTCAGGAATTGGCGACAATTGCAACGGGAAACAGCGCATTGAAAACAATGGTTTTGGATGGGGCGCAAAAAGCGGTGGCAGTATCAGCGCGTGTAATGGGGTCAAGTATTGCGGCAGCAACCGCAACAGCAACAGCAGGATTAACTTTAGTTGTTGCAGGGGTAGCTTATTTAGTTACTGAATTAAATAATTCAGAGGATGACATTGAGGCTTTTAAAAATAAATTAAATTCAATAGGCGACACAAAAGAGGCTATTGAAACAAGGATTCAATTAATTAAGGCAGGATTATCAGAAGAGGTTAATACGGTGCTTGATATTGAGCGTAAAAAAAGACAATTGCTTATTCAATTTCAAACTAAGCGAAACAATGATTTAAAGGCAGCAGATGATGCGTTTAATGAATTAGATAGTGCTGAAAAGATTAGATTTTATGGGGCTTATCTTAGAAAAAGAGAGGCAATAATTTTAAGTTATCAAAATTCTGAAAAATTGGTTATTGCTAATTATGAAAAGGAGATGTTGGCAGCAAAACAAAAATTCAATAAAAAAGAAGTAAAACAGAATGAGGAAAAAGAGAAAAAAATTGCAGATAATCATAAAAAACATATTGAAAAAATTAAACAGCAATTAAATTATGAAGCAGAATTGCGGACAGATGTTTATAGCAGGGTAATAGACACCTATTCTTCATTCAATGCAGCGCAATTAAAAGCATCTGAAGAATTTAATATGTCGCAGTCTGAATTAATGGATGAGTTTTACGAAAGCGAAATTGAAGATTTTGAAGAATTTTTAAAAAAGAAAAGGGATTTAAGAGATGCAGACGCAGCAGAACAAAAATCATTAATGACCGCAATAAAAAACGCTTCAATTGATGCTGCTATTCAAATTACAAACGCTTTGTTCGATATTAATAACAATCGAAGAAACGAGGAACTAAACAATGAACTTAATTTCCTAAATGCTCAAAAGGATTCTGAATTAAACAACCTCGAATTAACCGAGGCGCAAAAATTGAAAATAAATATGCGTTATGCTTTACAGGAAAGAAGAATAAAACAAGAAGCAGCAAGGGCGCAATACAACGCTGATTTAGCACAGGCATCTATTAACGTGGCATTGGCTGTTAGTAAAGCATTGGCAACAATACCACCACCCGCAAACATACCAGCGGCAGCAGCGGCAGGGATATCGGCAGGGGCGCAAGTGGCAATCATCGCAGCACAAGGCCCGCCAAAGTTTGCGAAAGGTGTGGAGCGTTTAATTGGCGAAGGCACAGGCACAAGTGATGATATTTGGGCCAAACTATCAATGGGTGAAAGGGTTGTACCTACTGATGTGAACAATGATTATTTCACAGCGTTGTCAGCCATGCACAACCGCAAAGTTGACCCGACATTAGCGAACAATATCATGTCAGCACTATCCAACGGCAACTACCAAATAGCCGCTGAATTTGTGGCAAAATCATCTGAAAAAACCAACTTTCTGGACTACGAAAGATTAGGGCAAGTAATGGAGCGCGGAAGGTCAAATGTTGATATTTCTTTGGATGAAAAAGGGTTCATCAAATATATTACCACTAAAAACGGTCGAACCGAATACAAAAACAAAAAGCTAAGATTTCACGCATGATTTGGAGGTTCACAATAATAGATTCATTGGGCGCAAGTCAGGTTATTGACGAGCCTATTGGGTGGGATGGTGTGCAAACAACAGTTAATCGTAATCTTGTGAATCATGGAATTATTGTAAACATTGATACCGATGGATTTCAGTACGTTGGGAATGCCTTTGAATTACTGCGTGATGAATACGACTTGAACGGGTCTGATGGTCAAATGGAGTTATTGATTGAATACGATTGCGATAATTCAGGCACATACACCCAATATTTTAGAGGTAAATTTGATTTCAATACCTATTCCCGCGTTTGTTCGGATGAATGCTTAATCGAGTGCGATGTTATTGCCTCAAAGTGTACTGATATATTTTTGAACCGCATAGGCCAAGATGTTGACCTACAAACAACGACCGATTTAAATGGTGATGCGATTGCGCCACTTGATGAGGACACGATTTTAATCGAGGGGCAAGATATTTTACTGCAAAACAAAGCGTATAATACAGATGGAACTGATTGTGTTGGCACGGGCAACTATGCGCTAACGGGCGATAAGTATTTGTATCATCCTGTTTTATTGCCTAATATGACAATAAACGAAATCGGGGATTTTGCGCTAAATAATATCATCTGCAATTTTGTTGAAAAAAATGGGGGTATTGACCCGATTGATTTTACTTCGTTATCAGATTTCGCGGGCTATGGTCAATTTTTGAGCATTTACGAGCGCACGCCCGATCCGCTGAATTGCGTTGATAACGATGCAACGATTGAATACAGATGCAAGGGTTCACTTTTGTACACACCGCAATTTAACGGAAGCCTTACAACCAGATTACTATTTGCAAAGTACGATTTAAACACCGCGACTTTAGCCGTTATTGACAGCAACAGTATAGGTATAGATGGACGCGCAATTTCAACAGGGGTAACAAATACGGTAAATTTTGATATTGCGTTTTCAAATACGCCCTTTTACGAAGAATCACAGGTTTTGCTTTACTACATTTTTATCAACCCTTTTATTTCAGGATTGGGCAGCGGTGATTATGATATAGAAATCCGCTATGATGCAGGCAATGACCAAAACTATTTTACAATGGCCTTAGATTCGGCCTGCGATGAAACAACCGCAATCGGGTATAGGCTTGATAAAACACTTGAATTTTTGCCATTAGTTTACGGTGGTGCTGATTGTGCCTCACCATCGGTTTTAATTGATTGCTTCGATAATTATCACCTGACAAACGGGCTTCATATCCGAAATGTAACCGAGCCATCAAGCCCAAAAATGTTCCTAAATTTTGAATCTTTATTCGATAATATTCGCAAGATTTTTAATATTGGCTGGGGATTTGATTCAAACGAAACGGTTTTAAGGATTGCGGAATTGCCCGAATTTTACAAGTCAACACAAGCGGTCAATATTGGGTCGGTGATGGAGGTTAAATTCGTAACCGCAAAAGAATTGATTTGGTCGGTTATTAATGTTGGGTATAATAAATGGGAGGCCGAAGAGTATAACGGTTTGGATGAAATGAATACGAGCCGACAATATCGAAGAAATGTTAATTCACAAATGCAGGAACTTGACTTGCTTTGTGACCTGATTACAGCCGGGTACACAATCGAAATAACCCGCAGAAAGAACCAAGCCAAAACAGGTACATCTGATTGGCGTTATGACAACGATACTTTCCTAATCAACACAGAGGTAGTTGATGATGTTTTGGTTGCTTATCGTGGTGTTGATGCAGGCGCGGCAAATATTTACAGCCCTGCAACCCGAATGAATTACAGATTAACACCTGTTCGTAATTTATTGGCATGGTTTAAAAGTATTGCAGCACCAAGACCCACAACATCAGGCGAAATTCTTACCTTTAATAGCGGTGAAGGGAACTACATTGCAGAAGGGCAAATGAATACGCAATGTTTTTTAGAGGGTGAAATAATTGCCGAAAATCAGGATATTGATACAAGTGTTTTTGATGATATTGCAGATACTTCCCCGATTTGGGAAACTCAATTTTTGGTGTTTAATGCACCGTTAAGCATGGAACAATTTGAGGATATTAAACTTAATCCTTATGGACTTGTTACGCTCGAATGCAGAGGCGTAACCTATCAGGGAAATATCATTCAAATTACGCACAACCCCAACGAAGGGGATGCTAAATTTAAACTGCTATGGCATCGACCGTAAATGTTCAAAACTCGTTTGTTACATTTGGAAATAGAGGCGAATACATTACAGACACAGAATGCGGGATTATAAAAGATTTCTGCTTTCCTTTTGTTAATGGCGGTGATTTGGCCTTTCAGATAAATTTTAGAACTAATGAGGTTGCTGAAAACTTTACATTCTCATTCTTTTCGATTAGTGGCGGAGCTTCCACGCAAATATCAAATGTAATTTCAGAGGCTTACCAAGTTGATGCTTTCACCGTTGGCTTGTACCTTGAGTTTTCCAATAGTGACTTAGGCAACCTTTACAACGAGAGCGATTGTTTTACACTTTCGATTGTTGCAATCGGGGCGGCTGGGTCGTCTTATATCTTCAATTCAGACCAATGTTTTCAGAAATCGGACGATTGCGGAACTGCGGTTCTATCTTATTGGAACGAAGAAAATGCCTTTGGGTTTGATTATTTTGTGGTAACATATACGCAGGAAAATAACTACAATCGAATAAGGCTGCCTATTTATTTCAAGTCGCCAAACGTGCGAAATAATCAAAAGGTTTACGTTCGGTCGAATGGTTCACGCAAGAAACTATTTGCCCGCCTATCAATGCAATACCAAGCCATTACGGACATGATGACCGAGGAGGTTCACAGGGCTTTAAATGTAGCTTTGCAACACGATGAGGTAAATTTCAGAATTGGAAACCCATCAATTAAAACTTTTAATTGTACTTTTGAGGATGAATACAACAACCAATTCCCAAACATGATGCAACCCATAAACGCTTGGCCTGCCGATTTTTTGGTTTACGAAACACCGTTCAACGAGGTAAATTCTAACTGCAAATGACAACAGGAATTTTATTAATAGCAGCAGGGCATAAAAACTACGGACAATTAGCCGGAACGCTTGCGATGTCATTACGGGCTAATGGCTGCGAATTGCCTATTTGCGTAGCGCACACACCCGAAACATTATCAAGGCTTGATGAAAATTACCTTTCGTTTTTTACTAAATTCGTGGAGTTAAAACCACATCAATACACACTAAACGGTGAAACTTGCTACATTAAAACAAAGGCCCACATCAACGAAATAACACCGTTTGACAATACCTTGTTTCTTGATGTTGATATTATCATGATTAACAACGGCATGATTAATACCATCTTAAAAGAAATTGAAAGCCTTGATTTTACGGTGAAAAATAGCGGATTCACCCTATTTGATTCGCCTGATATTAAAGAAGATTCGCAGCAATGGGCTAATTTATTGGAGGTAAAAGAAAAGTTTGGTTTCACAAATGAGAAAATTTGGAACGTACATTCTGAATTTATTTGGTGGAAGAAAACTGAAGCGAACGATAAATTATTTTCAAAATGGATTGAAAACTTTGAAAACATTAGGGTAAAGAATATCGAGTTTGCAGACTGCATACCCGATGAATTGCCCCTATGGATTTCAATGTGCCAAACAGGACACGCGCCACACAAAGAAAATTTCCATCCTACTTTTTGGCCGATGGATTCAGCCGCACCAAAACGACTGAAAGATTTGAAAGATACCTATTGCGGCATTTCAATCGGTGGTAACAATATTGGCGAACATCAAAAAAACAACTACGATATTTTAGTTTCTCTATATGCAAGAATGATGAACTTGCGTCAAAAATTCCAATGCCAAGCAAAGAAGCGTTGGCTACCTGAACGACATACATACTAATCAAAGTGGAAGAGAACAAAAAATATCCGATAATTACGGAGGAAGTA